ACTTAACGTAGTTGCTGGATGGCCTTGGGGTTTACCTACAGCATTTTGAGATGTAAATGCACCATTGTGACAGGTTGCACAGCTTCCAGGCGGTGTTGTGATTGCATTGTGAACCATTGTTGCTCCACTGAATACAGTAGTGGTATGGCAATTAGAACATTCAGCAGTACTTGGAATATGTTGAGCAGTTTTACCAATAGCTGGTGGTCGTGTACCTCAATGACAAGTAGCGCAAGATTTAGGAGTGCCTTTCCATACACCACTTAGGTGACAACTAGAACAACTGCACAATGAAGTAGCATGATATCCAGTTAAACCATATGTACTATGTAGAGGTCGATAAGCTTCACAGATTGAATCTGCTTTAGCATCGCATGATACCAAGAATGATAAACACAATAATAATATTGCCCCAAATGTAATAATTTTATGCATCATTTGCTTTATCCGTTCTTGAATATAACTCCCTGATAATATCAATGTTTGATACTTCAGATTCAATTGGTCTGTATGGGATTTTTGCTAGTAATTCCAATAGTTCTTTCATGTTCGTTCCTTAATTATTCTATAGCTTATTTATATTATACAATATTATTCCAATAAACAATGCTCCAGTTACCTTTGTAATCTTCCACTAATGCACTGCAGCTTTCAACCCAATCCCCATCATTCATATATAATGTACCGTCAATCATTTTGATTTCTGGAGTATGAATATGGCCACATATGACCCCATCATACCCATGTCTTACACAGTATTCTACTATGGTGTTCTCAAACTTGAACACAAAGTCAATCCCTTTTTTGACCTTCTGCTTGAGGTACTGTGATAAGCTCCAATACCCAAACCCCATTTTATGTCTCCACCAGTTGTAGTGAGTATTGATCCATAATGCTGCATCATAAGCCTTATCCCCAAGGAAACCAATCCATGGAGCTAGTCTCGTGATTCCGTCAAACATATCCCCATGCGTGATGAGTAGTTTGCGGCCTGTAATATCTGTATATTGAGCTTGGTTAGCAATTGTCATTGTACCTAATGAAAAAACGTGTGATACAAATGGTCTAATGAATTCATCATGATTACCGGTAATGTAGGTCACCTTGACACCATGCTTGCCCATCCCAAGTATTCTACGAACAACGTTAGAATGACTTTGCTTCCAACGCCATTTATTTTGCTGTATCTTCCATCCATCAATAATGTCGCCAACTAAGAATAAGTTTTCGCATGTATGATGTTTGAGGAAGTTGTTGAGAAGGTCTGCTTGGGCATCTTTTGTACCAAGATGAAAATCTGAAATACAAATCGTTTTATACTTTACCTGATTGACCATAGGAGTAACACTATTCCAATTAAATTTACAATTATAAGAGCTATAAGCATATTTATGAACCTAAGTGTTTCTCTATCCACATATTGATAAACATATTAACTTCATGCTCGTCTGTAAAATAATTAACAACGGTATCTTTATTCTGGTAGTTAAACATAATTAATAGTATGTTTTCCTCTACACTACTTAGTTTTATAATCCAATCGCCAAGTAGTGCAGGCTCTAGTGACGTAATATTCATTAGCTTAACTTTTCAAATTTACTCTTTTTATCTCGCTTACCAAAATCACTTTTATCAAATATAGGAGCATCGTCTACGATGTCATCTTGAGCTGTTTGCTCAACATTATACAATCTCATCTTAGGTCTATCTACTCCAACAATGAACTTACGATGAGTAGCTGGATCGCTATAACGGTTCTTCAATTGCTTGACCATAATCTGACCTAGACCTTGTAGCTCATCTGTCGAGATAAGAGCAAACATGAAGTCAGCTGTAGCTGGTAATCCAAATGACTCTGATGTATCCTCTAACCCTAAGTCAGTACTTGTAAAGCCTGCTCGTGTTGTCTGAGTTGCTGATACAATAGGCACATTTGCTTCTACAGCTAACCCACGTAGCTCTTCAGCAATTGATTTGATGTATGAGTATGAGTTAACATTAGACCCATACTTTAATCTAGATGACATACAGATATTCAAGTAGTCGATGTAGATAATATCTGGAGCAAACGCTTTCTTAATCTTAAGTTCGTTCAGTAGATGTCTAAAGTGAGCAGCACCAGCACTAGCTGTTGGATACTCTTTAACAATCAGCTTTCCTTTAGTCTTGCCTTTAACTCTTTGAATCTTTTTCTCATATACATCTTTAGGTAGTAAACTAAGAGTATCAAGTGGTTCATTGAGTAGGTTTGCATCAATACGTTCAGCAATCTTTTCCTCTGACATTTCAAGGGTAATGTACAAAACATTTAGGTTATTTAATAAGTTAGATGCAGCACAGTGACACATGAACAGAGACTTACCTACCCCAGTTCCTGCTAAAGCAATATTCAATGTCTTTGATGGAAGACCACCCTTTGTAATCTGATTGAAGTAATCTAAATCAAAAGGGATACGCTGTTCTGTGACATGGTAAAATTCATATCGCTTCTCATAGTCATCGATAAAGTCATGGCCAATATTTGTATCAAACGATACAGCTAATGCATCCGATAAGATCTGAGGAATTGCACCTTTAGAAGTACCACCTTTGTTATCAAGAATCTGGATAGATTCCATGATAGCGTTGTAGATAGATTTATCCTGACAGAACTTTTCTGTCTGATCTAACAGCCAATCAATATCCACATCTACTTGTTTGAGAGTGTCTAGCTTAGACTTAAGTTGTTTGTTTTCCTCTTCGGATAACCCAACATAATTACCAAGCTCAACATCTAACGCTACCTTAGTAGGAGTGTTGTTATACTTGTCAACATATTCGTATATTAGCTCAAACAGTACTTTATCAGTACGATACTGAAAGTACTCAGGCTTCAGAAATGGCAATACCTTTCTCAGGTACTGCTCATTATGAATTAGATTACTAAAGATTGCATCTTCAATCATCTACAGGGGTTTCCTCACGATTATTACCGTAGCTATATTCTTTCTTGGCTGCTTCTTCAAGACGAACTAATATCTCGTCAGTAAAGTACTGTTCAGGATTACGATTGATCTCTTTACCAAACACTTTACGACCATCAGGTAGTTCATAGCGTGTAGAGCTCTTTACAAAGATTCCATGCTTCTCAGCTAGATCTATAAGCCCGTAGTATCGATCAAGTCCTTTGTCATAACTAAGAAGCACTTCGACTTGTCCATTTTCTTTAGATAGTCTTGATTTGAACATCTTAACTTTGATGATGTTACCAATGACTTCATCTCCGTCTTTCTCTTTCTTTTTGCTGAGCATTGCAATAGTGCTGGCAGCATATTTGAGTCCTGACCCACCGCTAATCTCCTTCTGAGGAATATATGAACCTACAACTTCATAAACGTGATTAGTTACTAACATTGGTACGCGTACCTTAGCTAGTTTCAGTGTAAGCACACGGAAAGCTGCTTTGATAATTTGCGACTTAGTCATATCACGAGTATCTTTACCCTCTAAGCTATCTTCCATCTCTTTAGATGTAGATAAGATGCCTAGACTATCAAGAACAAACATCATTGGTGGACGTTTGTCTTCTGGTTGTTTTTCATATGCCTCAATCATCTTGAGTGCATGAGTCTTAAACTTCTGAATAGTATCTGGTTCTGCTAGAATAATACGGTTAGTATCAATCCCACGATCTTCCATCATATCCTTTGTTACGGCAGCTTCCGTATCGTAGTATACTACTCCTCCGGTTGGGTTCTTGTCAAGGAAGGCTCTAACGACACCAAGGACGAAAAAAGTTTTGCCAGTAGCGGACTCTCCTGCAAATGCAGTAATCTTATTATCAGGTATGCCGCCATAGAGGCTACCAGAGAGAGCAGCGTTGAGAACATAGCTGCCAGTATCAATAAAACCCCCAAACTCAGCACTACCAGTGCCGTCAGCGGCAATACAAGTATCTTCATCTTTAATCTGCTCCACTAAATTTCTAAAAAAGCTCATCATTATACCTCTTTACTGTAATCATTCATTATACATCAATAATACTATTATGTCCACAATGCTCTATAGTATTTGCCAAATAATACTAACCCACCTTGAATCCGCTTGCTATATTCTTCATACCCCTCTCTGTCAAATGAACGAGTATGGTTAGGACCATCTTTTAGATTCCATTCAATTGGTGACCCTTTATTATTAGTTTTTGTTATGACCATTTCTTGATCTAGTGTTCCTGTGAAGAACTGGTCTTCCCAATCATCATTATTAGTATTTTCAAACGCCCAAATCATTTGATCAATGACCCATTGCCAGCGTTTGAAATGGAACTCGTCGGTATCCCAATCATTTTCCTTTGGAGGTGCAGATGTACTTCTTATCTCTACAGGAACATCTAGATCATCGACATAAGGAGCTCCGTGTGATGTTTGACGTATTTGTTTCAGCATAGGTAAAATGATAGGAGTCAATGTACTATCCATACTCCACGTATCATAAGGATCAATCTTTATATACTCAATACGTGGGTGAATAATATCTAAAAACTTCATCAATAGTACTGATACAGGTTCCAATAGCTTATTCATGAATTTAACCCATGGCTCATCATAATCAATCTCACGCCAAAAACAAATTTTATCACAGATTGTGTATGGGCTTACCCAATGGTATCTGTACTTACTGATATAGACTTTCATATTGTATACCTTTTCAAGTATGCTATCTTAATTGCTTTAGCATCTTCCAGTGCGTTGTGTGGTAAAACAGAAAAATAGTCTAATCTACGAACTATCTCCATACGTATTTTGGCTTTGATATCTAACATCTCACCAGGGCCTGTTAACAAGGCCATACTAAAGTGGTAGAAGTCCTCAGGCCAATCGGCAACAATTTCTACTTCATCATACTGATTTAAGAATTTTTTAAGATTGTTTTGGAATGTCTCGTAACTGACTTGCTCTTTGACTAGGATAGGAACTACATTGTCAAGAACCCATTCGTGGCAGTCAATAGTACTGAAAGGGACGACCTCATAGAATTCTTTACCATCTTCAGAGACAAGGGCCATTGAGATCAAATGACCTTGGAAGCTGGTAAACTCACAATCTAAAAACAATTTCATAATATAGTCCTAAAATAGGCATGGTTCATAATTATCCCAATCAACTGGGGGCTTGTCTGGAAGTTTAACAGCTTTCCAGCCAGGTTTATTGCTTACATAGTACTTGGCTTCATTACGCGTATAGAACATACGCATCTTATCACCAAATTCATCAATCACATAATATTTAAAGTTCACTTAAATGTCATCACGTCTTCTTCATTAAGCTCTATTGTACCTGATTTCTTTTTATTTTTCAACGCTAATGTTTTTTCTAACCAGCCTGGCTCATCAAGGTCAATTCGTTCTTCATTTCTATTGAACCCAATATTGGCTGCGAGGAACAAGATGATTGCTAGGGGATCAAATACGGACACAATTAAAATGATAACCCATCGCACGGCATTTTCAAGATCTGTTTGATTAGGGGTATCATTGAATAACTGTGCAATGTATTTGATTGGTCCTACTTCAGCATCTTGCTTGAGGGATTGCTTTCTTAGAGGGAGGGCTTTTTCGTTGAGGCCTTTGATCGTCTTGGTCGCTTCGGCGATTTCGGCGTAGACTCTGTCACGCTCTCTACTTTGGGACTTTCTGAGACTGACGGCTCTGGTGGTTTCGGAGTTGTCCACAAGTTTGTCCATAAGGTCGATAGTTTTTTGAGCATTTGATATCCTTTTCTTTTCACTCTCTATTTGTTGATCTACAAGGGTCAGTTCTACTGTCGTATCACCGACCCCAATTGTTTGGTCAATATGTGCCTTAGACAAATATCCAAACGTTCCCATACTTGTAATAAACATGAGAATTAGTACGGCAACCATGAGATAGTATTTTACTAGCTTAGGACATACGTCCCAATGCTTATACAACCATGATACCGTAATAACCTTTGCAACTTCCAACGTCGAACCCATAATAACAATAGGAATAATAGCTGCAGCAAACAATGTTGCTAGCCCAGCTATTGAGAAATATGCTGCTACTCCTGAAAGTAGCATTGCTATTATGTAGACGAAGTAGTTGATCATTTTGATTCGTACACCGCTCTAAGTTTATCTCTGAACGCTTCTATCTTATCAATTCGTCCAGGCCAATATATATACTCTTTTTCTGGATTCTTAGATAAATTGTTCAATAGTGGCATGATCATATTATACAATGCATCAAGTTTATCCGCAGTTACAACAGCTGAGGCAGATGTTGCGGCAGCCTTTTGCTGAACTTGCTGGACTACTTCTAGTTCATTTTCATCAACAAGACTGAACCCAAAATCAAAATCAGTATCTGATAACATTCCCTTAACCATTAAAAGAACCTCTCTAAAGTGAATCGTTTCTCTACGTTCCAACCAATTACGTCTAAGATAGTTTTAATTGGTTCTACAAATGACTTATCAAATTGCTTTTCATAGTCAATAAATTTATTTAGGTCCATTTCTTTTGGTAATGTTCCTGGAGCAGCAATCACATGATCGCCAATAAAGTTAGGCGATTTCAAATAACAAAACTTGATCTTATCACCATCATGAATTAGCTCATACTTCTTATCTAGCTTACGTTTCATTAGTTCTTGATTGTATAGAATGGCTGCCTTAACATGAATCGGTGTACCTGATTTATATGGCTTGCCATTAGTCTCACCCATCCACTTTGATAAGTCTTTACACCC